GCGTGAACTATGCCGACTGGTGGCTGAGCGGCCCTGAGGTGCTGGAGCGCCTTGCCCCGAACAACTACAAGGTAACGGCGTGCTACCTGCCCGACGAGGAAGGACAGCCGCAGGATGTGTACATCTATCAGGGCGAGCGGTACATCGACAAGGTGGAGAAGGTGGAGACCTACAACCGCGTGATGGCCGAGCAGACAGCCGAGGACAGGGAGAAATTCGAGAAGCAGCAAAAGAAGGTGAGTCACTTTAATAAGTATCTGAAGGAGCGCGCCATCAGCAAGGTGGGTGTGATGAAGACCACGAAGGCACCGGCACTGGAGGAGCCGAAGGAACTGACCATTGCCACGCATGAGGAAAAATCTCTACCTATGCCTCCGGTAAGCGCATCAAGCCACGCCGTAGCAGATATATAAGAATAACGATTAAATGCCATTAGAATATGATTACAACAGGCAATAAACAGCGGATTTTGGAGGCAATAGCCGCCAACCGCAGAAACTACCCGAGCGATGCAAAACACGCTTCGGCATTAGGTATCTCTCCAAGCGTCTATAACGGCTTGAAGAAAGGCCAGACAGAGAAAGCGTTGAGCGACGCCAACTGGGTGAGCATAGCCCGGCGTTTAGACGTGAACCTTCGCGAAACCATCGAATGGAAGGGCGCGCAGACGGAAACCTTCAAGTATATCAGCATTCAGCTGGAGGCCTGCCAGGAGCGCAGCCTGAGCGTGATACTCTGCGACCTGCCGAACATTGGCAAGACCTATACCGCCCGCTGGTATGTGCATGAGCACCGGAACGCCGTGTATGTGGACTGCTCGCAGGTGAAGACCAAGCGCGCGCTGGTACGTAAAATCGCCAAGGAGTTTGGTGTGGGCACAAGCGGCAAGTACCAGGACACCTACGAGGACTTGGTGTATTACCTGCGCTCTATTGACCGCCCACTGGTGGTGCTCGACGAGGCCGGCGACCTGCAATACGAGGCCTTCCTTGAACTGAAGGCCCTGTGGAACGCCACGGAGATGTGCTGCGGCTGGTACATGATGGGTGCCGACGGCCTTCGCGCCAAGATAGACCGCATGGTGGAATGCCAGAAGGTTGGCTACGCCGAGATATTTTCGCGCTACGGCGGCAAGTACAGCCGTGTGACGCCCGACCAGGCTGAAGACCGCAAGGCGTTCCTGCTGGAGCAGGCCCGCGTGGTGGCGACGGTAAATGCCCCGGAGGGTATGGACATCGGCCAGATCGTGCGCAAGAGCGGTGGCGGATTGAGGCGAGTATATACGGAAATTGAGAAACTGAAGAAAGGAGCATGATATGATGACAAAAATAGAAATGGAGGCTATGGAAGCCGTTATCGGTATGCGTAAGGAAATGGCCAAGGCTAACGAGATAGACTGGGAGCAGCGCAGGTATGAGATAGCAAAAGACCTTTATGTCCAAACCATCCAACAGGCTAAATTAGAAGGTGATAATACGGCTGGAGATGTATTCAGAAGTGCGGCATGGTTATCTCGTGTTATTGCCGATTACTTAATAGAGGTTCTGAAAAAGTAGGTATGGCAAAGCGAGCGTATAGTCCGAAGGAGATAGCGGCGAAGACCTACAAGACGCTGCCGTGGGGTGGTCGTTGGGCAGAGTGCTTCGGCCTGCCTGAGGAGAACTCCACCTGGTTCATCAGCGGCTCAAGCGCAGCCGGCAAGAGCAGTTTCGTGATGCAGCTGGCGCGTGAGCTGACCCATTACGGGCAGGTACTCTACCTAAGCTATGAGGAGGGCGTGAGCCAAAGTTTCCAGGATAGGATAAAACTCTTCGAGATGGAGAAGTGCCAGGGCTGGTTTCGTGTGGTAACTGAGGATACGATAGAAGACCTGACGGCAAGGCTGAAGAAGCGGCACTCGGCGAAGTTCATTATCGTGGACAGTTACCAGGAGAGCGGCTGGGAATGGCCGGAGACGAAGAAGCTGATCGAGGGCTTCCCCCGGAAGAGTTTTATTTTCATCAGCATGGAAGCCAAGGGACAGCCACTGGGCAAGCCTGCGCTCCGGCTCCGCTACAAGGCGGGTGTGAAGGTGCGGGTCGTGGGCTTCAGGGCATACTGCCAGGGGCGCTTCAATCCCGATGCGGGTAACAGCTACGTGGTTTGGGAAGAAGGTATTTTAAGAACATCAAATAAAGTGTAATTCAATGAGCAAGGAAAGACGAATGATTGAGATTACGCCGGGACTGATAAGCCCGGGCGGGCGCATGACGGAGCGCATGGAGAGCCGGGGACACACGTGCCCCTACTGCCAAGGCAACGGCTATCACTGGCAGGAGGACGAGTGGCAGGAACGCTACAAGCAGGAGTGCCCGATATGCAAGGGCAGCGGCAGGCTCGATGCCGAGGTAACCGTCGAGTGGAAAGCCCATAATAATTCATAATTCAAAATTCAAAATTCAAAATTACTTCCCGATGGTCAGTGACCTTCGGTTCACAATTCACAAATGCAATGACTATGAGCAACTTTTTAGACGAGATCAAGAAGCGATTACAGGTGTGGCACGAGCATCGTGCAGAACGCATCGAGGCAGCGCGTCAGGCACAGCTTGACGCCGAGGCGCGCGAACGGGTGCAGGTGATGGAATACAACGGCGAGCTGTATGTGAGCATGAACGGCGTGCCGCTGCTTGCGGTGTGCGACCTGAACGAGACGTTGCCTGAGGCGGTGGCCCACGCCAGGCAGAACTACAAAGACTGGAAGGAGGAGAAACTATGGGAACGGAGAGGAACTACGCGCGTTTCTACGCTTTATTAAAGCGGCTGCCGGGCGCAGACAAGGAAACGCTCGTGTGGAGTTTCACGGACGGTCGCACGACCCATCTGCATGAGATGACACAGAAGGAGTACAACGCAATGTGTGATTATCTGGAAGAGCGTACATGCTGGAAGGCACAGGTAAGGAAGAAGCGCAGCCTGTGCCTGAAACTGATGCAGCAGGCCGGCATCGACACGACGGACTGGCAGCGCATCAACGATTTTTGCCGTCACCCGAAGATTGCGGGAAAGGAATTCGCCCGGCTGAGCCTGTCGGACCTGGACACCCTGCAAACTAAGCTGCGGGCCATCCTGCGCAAGGGCGGACTGAAAGCCCACCCCCGACCCCTCCCGAGGGAGGGGAGAAGCGGAGAGATCCGCCCCGGGAGTGGAGTCGCAATAGTATTTCCAATAAGTAATATAGCAGAAAGTTGAGAAGTATGACACCAAGAGAATTTGTTAAGCGTGCGATGGAGAACATCCGGGAACTCGGCAAGGACATGAGCAATGAGGATTACAGCAACAGCCTTGAGCAACTTGCCTACAAGCTTGAAACCGAACGGCAGGAGGTGAACTGGCAGCTATTGACCAGCGAAAATAAATTTGTTTAATAACCCATAAAAAGAAAAGACTATGGCAACAAGAAAAAAGAAAGTAATCATTACCGGCGTGAGCAGAGAGCAGGCAGACGAAGCGTTTGCCACGTATGCCAAGAGCGACGCGCAGTTGCAGAAAATCAATGCGGACATCGAATTGCAGTGCGCCAAGTACCGCGAGAAGTATGCCGACAGGATCGCCACGCTCTCGGATGAACGCGAGCAGGCGTTCGAGACCCTGCAGGCCTTTGCCACGGAGAACCAGGCGGAGCTCTTTGCCAAGAAGAAGAGCCTGGACATGGCTCACGGCGTGATCGGCTTCCGCACGGGCACCCCGAAACTGAAGACGCTGAAGGGCTTCACCTGGGCAAGTGCGCTGGAGCTGGCTAAGCGTTTCCTCCCGATGACCTACATCCGCCAGACGGAAGAGATTGCCAAGGACCGGCTGCTCGCCGACCGTGACCTGAAGGAGGTGGCCGTCTATGACACCCCCACGGGCGACCTCCGCACTGCGACGATGATCGAGGCGATGGCCGTTTGCGGCATCCAGGTAGTGCAGGACGAGGCCTTCTATGTAGAACCGAAGAAAGAGGAGACAACATGAAAAAAGAAGTAACCAAATCCCCGAAGGTAGCCCTGTGCCGTGAATGCCACGGCACGGGCCTGGTGCGGAACGTGTACGGAGCACCGGTCATTCCTTGTCCGCAGTGCGAGGGCAGCGGCAGGGTGATGGTGAGCTGCACGATGACCCTTGACATCCGCCCATATAAAGAGAAACGATAACCCCATAAACCTGACCAGCAAGGTGAGCAAGAGGAAAGGAAAGAGCTATGCGAAGCGTGTTGCCGACATCAACCAGATATACGATACCTACATCAAGACGGGCCTGACGAACCGCGAGATATGGAAACGGTATGTCTATCCGAAGTACGGCATCAGCGAGCGCACCTTCTACAATCTGCTGAAGGCATCGACAACCTCACATGTGGAGGACTTGTCGGAGCTTTCAGCAGAAGGCTTTTTGTTCCCCGAGCTGTTATTTCCCGAAGATGAGACCCGAGACCCGATGTATTTTAGGAAACATCCTTAACGACATCCGTGTGGAGATGTCGGACGAGTTCGACCAGAATTTCGAGCGCGAGGCGTTTTTCAGCGAGGCGTGGGAGCGGCGTAAAGGCCCGATAAACTCGG